ATGGTCGTCCTTCCTCCTCCCGTAAATGCAAAATGAGTATGAGAGAGTATAGCGGTCGCCATCTTTCAAAGCAGTGCACAGCCCGCCCAGCGGATCAGTGGCGTCGAAGTATTTGCAGTCTCTGCATCTGACAACCGCGACCGCTTCGACCGTCGGGGCTTCCTGAACAGCCAGAATACAGTTTGAAATGGCGTCATACGCGTCCTTGTTGCCGTGGCCGTTAGCACCCCAGTCGGGAGACTCCTGGAGCGCATAGTCGGACAGGTGCATGACAAGCTGCTCCGCATCAATCAGCCTCATCGCTTTCCTCCTTCCGCTGTAACCATTCTGGGAACGGAATTGCTACAATATCCTCATACGACTTCCCACACCTTAAACAACACATCTTCACACGAGCGATTAAATAGCCTTTTCGCTCATCGACAATTTTTGTTTCGGCTTGGTTATAGATATGACAGCCAAATACGCATCTAATATCTTTCATTCCTGCTCACCTCCCCAATTTAAATTCTTTGTTACTGCATACGTGGGTCTTGCTCCGGTGGCCGAATATGTCTCTCCAGTAACAATATCTTCGAGTTGATACTCGCCTACAATTCGAACTCCTACGAGCGTACAAATATCATAGATTGTCCACTGAAGTCGTTTCATCTTGTCGTAAGTTCTAAGATTTTCTACGACTTGTTTTTCCGTTTTCTCCTCTTCCATTTTTTGTTTGTATTTGTTGGTGAGAAGAATGCGCCTAACGGTGTTGACCCCAAGTTTATACTTAGCGGCAATATCGGCTATTGACATTCCGTTTTCGTATTCTTTAGCAAGATCGCCGCCAAAAGAACAGCCATTAGTCTTTTCGAAAGCGGCATTTGTTTCACAAATAACTTCTTCTAATGGCTTCTCGTCTTTCTTTACCGGTTTATCAGCGGCTGTTTGAGTGCTTTTTTGGGCTGAACAAATTTGATACACTCTGCAGATACTAATTCCAAAAGCTTCGGAAATTTCCTTAGCCGATTTGCCAGCTGCTCTCAGATCAATGATTTCTTGGTTACGTTCAATTGCATGTCTGCTCATTTTTGATTTCCTCCTCTAATATCATCCGAAATTCCTTTTAAAATTCGAATAATATCCATTTCGTTATCGATTTTAATTTCTTCCGGAACCATGAAAGTATAGCGTTTGGTTGTAACGCAATTCATGGATGGAATATTTAGATACGGAACCATTTCTGATCCCGTATCTAAATCGTTAATTTTTACTTCTGCCAATCGACTTCCGCAATCGAAATACAGTTCGTCGTCTCCGTAGACGATATCATACTGCTTTGAATCACGAGAAAAGATTGGCTCATCGTCTCCGTAAGCGATATCATACTCTTTTGAATAACGAGAAAAGATTCGCATTTTCAGATCCTCCTAAATGGACCTCCCATTGTCTCGAACGCTTTCTTAGAGAAGTCAAATATCCAGTTTCCAGAAGGACCTTTTTTATTTCCAAGCAGCATGTCAACACAAAAGGCGTGGCAATCAGAAATATAGTGTGGATCAAGTCGCCCAAACCATGTAGTATGACTCTTTAAAAATTCGTAGACCGCCGCGTCCGTATACTTATTTCCATGCGCGTCCGAAATCCACCACTCACTATATTCTTTTACAAAAATATCAGCAATCTGAGCGGCGAACTTGCTCATAGCAGACACTAATTCACTCATTCTCGGCACCTCCATTCTTAGCCTGCTCTTTCAAGAGATCAACGAATAATTCTTTGGACAATTCAATAGCTGGCGCGACCACTTTCTCGTTCGCCTCATGAAGGCCTCTAGAATATCCCATAAGCCAACCGCTGGCACAGCCAAAAACAATGCCGCCACAAAAAAGAACAAATTCTTCGCCGCCTTCGAAAGCCCACCAATACTTAATACTACTCCAGGCTCTTTTAATTCCTTTTTCTTCACTCATTTCAAATATCCTCCTCATTTAAAAGTTTTTTGAGTGCCTTTACTTTCTTTTCATAGTCTTCTGATTCAAAAGCTTGCTTTGCAAGTTGATTGTGTCTTCGCTTTTTGAGCTTTTGAACCTCTGGTGACAAAACTATCAGCAAGGATGTCACAAAGTTAATAACTCTGATAGCTGTTGCGATAGTCTCCTTGTTCTTCCGGATCCAATCCGAAATACTGCCTGTGTGTTTCATGGCGAAACCTCCTTAAAAAATATAAAGAAGACGCTACAATTTACGCCTTCTTCGCTATATAACCTGCAGATTTTGCGGATAAAAAAGAAGAGCCCTTGTCAGGCTCAAATTTTGTATAAGGCAAGATATAGGTTCAATATTTTGCGATAACTCTTTGCCGGGTAGCCTTCGTCAGCTGCTCCTGCAAGAGCATTCATAACTTTCACAAAACGAATACCTTGACGTATAACAAATTTGTCTCGTTGACTGAACTCTTCATATAGATCTAGTCTTAATCCGTCTCTTAGTTGATCTAAGAATTCTTCCATTTTTTTCATGGTTTCATTCCTTTTTTCCATTATTTCTTCCATTTTTAATTCCTCCTATAATTTAATTTACGTGCTTCACTATAGAGGTTGCAGAAATTGCGAAAAAAGAAGAGCCCTTGTTAGGACTCTCTCTCGCGTCGCATCTGTTTGATTTTTTCTCTCAAATAATTTACTGTCATTTGCCATGTAACATAACCAACCGGATCTTTCATCATTTTGCTTTCTTCTTTCATTTTGCTTTCTTCTTTCATTTTGTTTTCTTCTTTCATTTATTTGTTCCTCCTTAAATAAAATACGTGCTTCACTATATAAGTTGCAAAAAATGCGAAAAAAAAGAAGAGCCCTTGTTAGGACTCTTTCAGAATACTTTGAATTCTATCAATTACGTATCTTTGTTCTTCTAAAGTGCCATACAGATCCTTAAATGATTCGTCCGTGATCGGTAACGAACGTGCCATAATTCTTTCGGCATCCGTAAAGCTCTTCAGCATATAAATACGCATTGCAAGTTCATCGTACTCTTGTTTAGTCAAAACAACTGCTCCCAATTTTCCTACTTTAATTTCTTTCATTTTTAATTCCTCCTATGATTTAATTTACGTGCTTCACTATAGAGACTGTAGAAATTGCGAAAAAAAAGAAGAGCCCTTGTTAAGACTCTTGCATTTTCTTTTCAATTTCTTTTTCCTTTCTATTATATCCATATCTGTATCCCTCTTTAAAACCTTGCTTAAAGGCTTTTACTAAGTCTGAAACGTCGTTCAACGTCATTTCTACAGTCTTTTGATTCTCTAGCAACCATAATATGGTTTTCTCATGTTCTGGATGTCTTGCTGCATAGCCAGCAATCTTAAGTGCTAATTCAATTCTTTTTTCATTCTCCATTTTTTCAATTTTGTTTTCTTCGTTCATTTTCAGTTCCTCCTATTTTTTAATAAATTTACGTGCTTTCACTATAGAGACTGCAGATTTTGCGTCCATCGATAAATAGTAATATCCGCTGGGTATACAAAATCTCGATCTCGATTATTTATGCATTCAAATATAAGTTTTTTATCATACTGTTTGAACCGTAGTTGCCCGGCTGTTTCACGATGTATTTTTCCGCAGTTTAGACACTTATACCTTTTTACAGAAATATAAGTAATTTTTCTGTCTTTTAATAGAATTCGTCTGGTAACCGAATCGTAATATTTTGCGTTTCCGCCACAGTCAATGCAAATCATTCGTGAATAATATCACAAAAAGGAAAAAAATAATAGTCAATGTACGAATTGTCGGCCCAACGCAAACCAAACAATGGTAGGCGGGACTGTTACCCGCGCTCGCGTGTCTTACCACAGGATTTCCACCTGCACTTATGCATCGACCTACAGGAAGGGCTCGAACCTTCGACATATGGGAATTTCACCCATCGCTCTACCAACTGAGCTACTGTATCTTCACTATATAACTTGCAGATTTTGCGCATCGGCTATAAAATATAAGTTCAAGGAGGTGATACGATGTTAGTAGCTTGCCCAGAATGTAACCTAAAAGTCAGTGATAAAGCGGTGTTCTGCCCGCACTGTGGCCTGCCTTTTTCAAAGCAGATCAAATATCAGTCCAATCGTCATAAAAAACTTCCTAATGGGTTTGGTCAGATTACCAAACTGAATCAGAATCTTAGAAAGCCATACCGCGCAATGGTTACGGTCGGTACAAACGAAAACGGCAGGCCGATTTGCAAACTTCTTCGCCCTGAAGCGTACTTTAAAACGTATAACGAAGCGTATTCAGCTTTAGTAGAATATAATAAATCGCCGTTCGACTTCGAAAAAGACTATACGATGCAGGAGCTCTTCGACAATTGGCTTCCGAAATATCAGTCAACGGTCGCTAAAAAGACACTTAACAATGTCAAACTATCCTGGCGTTATTGCTCGTCTGTCTACGGTATTCGTGTAAAAGACATTAGGGCGTATCATGTCAGAAGCTGCATGGAAGACTCAAATATAATAGTAAACGGCGAAATCAGAACGCCATCATCTCATTTAAGTAATCAGATACGCATGCTCCTGTCAATGCTAATGAATTACGCTATTGAGCTCGGAATTATTGAGCATAACTACGCTAAAGCCATAAAAAGGGCTAAAGAAAATATAACCAGTGACATGCATACGATTTTTTCAGAAGACGAGCTGAATATCATATGGCAGCATAAAGATGATCCGGTGGCTAAGTTCATCCTGATCCAGTGCTATATGGGATGGCGTCCCTCAGAGCTTCTTCAAATAAAACTTGAAAATATAAGTTTCGACGATTGGACTATGACCGGAGGACTAAAGACAGAGGCCGGAAGAGACCGAGTTGTACCTATAGCGAAAAAAATAAGAGAGCTTGTTTTAAATGCGAGCAAAAATGGATCGGAGTATCTTTTTCCGTCAAAGACAGGCCTTGCTCCGTACTATACAGTTTTCAGAAAAGAGTTCAAAGAATTTCTTCAGAAATATCAAATTAGTGACCACAGACTGCACGATGGCAGAAAAACTTTCGTTACGAACGCCAAAGCCGCTGGGCTGGACGAATATGCTATCAAAAGAATAGTCGGGCACTCCATAGAAGACATAACTGAGAATATCTATACGGAGCGCCCGATAAGTTGGCTCGCCGAGGAGCTTGAAAAGATGTAGGAATAGTGTATGAACCTACTAATTTTTTCTAAGTTTTGGAACACTTAATAGCGCTGAAACACTGCATTTAAAGCGCTGTTAAAATGTCAGAAACCTTTAAGGTCAAAGTGGAAGCAATTTGCTAATTATCGCTCTATAAGGCACAAATATCATCAGAGTGTAGGAACGATGTATGAACCTACCACTCTGAATTGTGCCTTACAGAGCTTTCAAAAGCGTTTTAAACGTCTCCACGCCTACAATTCCATCGACCTGAATCTTGTTAGCTTTCTGGAATGCTCTGACAGCCGCTTCAGTCTTAGGACCGAACATTCCGTCGATCGCAACAGTGGTATAACCATAACGAGAAAGGGCGCACTGAGCAATCGAAACAAGATTTCCGGCCGATCCGTTACCGACGTACCTCTGGGAAACAGCAGCGGTAGTAATAGGACCGATAATTCCATCCTGCGTAACATGCACAAACTTCTGAAGCGCCTTAATGTTAGCTTCAAGGGTCTTCGGACCATACTTACCGTCTACATCGAGCTTATAGTTGCCATAGCCGTTGAGCCATGCCTGAGCTTCTTTAACTCTGGTGGTTTTTGTAACTTTGGCTTCCGGCGTTTCTACAGGCTTAACTTCTTCTTTCTTCTTCGAAATATCATACACGGACAAATCGACATACGTCAGGTCCTTATCAAGTCCGCCATGAGAAGTATACTGAAGCATAGTACCCATATTGGATGTGTCTTCGTTAACTGCACCGTTATTAGATCCCCAGCATGCAACCCAGCGGTCCCATTTAGTGCAATTAATCAGCGACTTGAACCAGCTAGCACTGGCGTAAATACCTGTATAGTAGCCAGCCGCTTCCATTTTTTCGCAGAACGCAGCACAAATATCAGAGATTTTCTGCTCAGTGATCTGCATTCTCTTTGCCTTGTAACCATCCGCATCTTCCATGTCAAGCCACACGCCAACACGAATATTGTGAGCGTGCTCTTTAATAAACTTGAGGAAAGTATCAGCTTCAGCCTTAGCCTTGGCAACCGTAGTAGCATAACTATACCAGTACAGACCGTAAGGAATATCATACTTTTCGCATTCCTTAATATGTCTTACTGCCGAAGCGTCAGTGCTGTTGGAATATCCAGCACGAATAATTACAAACTGATCTTTGTACGGAGCCAGATCGATGTCTGACTGAAACTCGGAAATATCGATTCCGTATTTTTTAATTTTTGCCATTTTATCACCTTATAGCTTTTCTAACGAATCGATCCAGTCGCCATATTTATTTTCCATCCACGCGTCAAAAACAGAATCCGCAACAAGATTTTTAATTTTCTTATCGGCAAAATATCCGACATATTTATTTGCCAGTTTTAATTCACTGTCGCGAAGTTGAGAAGAAGCTTTGCTTACATTATCACTTAAAATCTTTATCTCAGGATGCTGCTCAGTTATTTTGTCGTACGCGTAATCGTCAGCATAATCCTTCAAGTCATCAATTTCTTTAGTGCTTTTATATTCATCGGGACGGAATGCGATTTCACTGTCATAATATTCTTTAGCGTATTGTTTTCTAAGTTTATTAAACTTCTTTACGGTGGAATCATATTCCTCCGATAATGCATGATAGTTTTCATACGCCTTATTATATTCTGTCAGAAGGGCCGGGTTTCTTTTTATATCTTTTGCCATCCGTCTAGCTACAGACAATTTCGCTTCTTTTTTGTTTTTTATTTGTGACAATTCATCGCGATATCTTCTTCTTCCAGCTGGCGTCAACGACCCATCTTCGTTCTGATACCGTCTAATACCCCATTTCTGGCCTTTGATACCATGATGAGCTAAATATAAATCCATTACTTTTCCTCATTTTTCTGTTTCTTATCGTAGATCTGCTTAGCAACAGCTACAATTGCGCCAAAGAGAACATCAGCAGCAGAAAGAGTAGCTGCGATTTCAGTAGTGTGAGGAACGCCCCAAACATTGCACACAGTCGTAATAAATACCACGATCGGAGCGATCAAAAGAGCAATAAACTTAAGAGTGTCATATACTTTGTTAGACATAAATATAATACCCTCCCTTCAGTGAGCGTTTGTATTAAGCCAGCTCACCAAGTCTTCTTTAGCTTTGGGGACCGTATGATTGGCCCCCAATTGCTCAAGTCCGTCAAGGCATGCAAAAAGAGATGAAAAAATAAGTCTCTGCTCTTTCTTCATCTCTTTCTGCTCGTCTTTGATTGCCTTGATTTCGTCATTCTGTTTCTGAACTTCTTCAATAAAATCTTTCAATTTAAAAATGTACTTAAAAAATGTAATGATGGCGCCGATAAACGAAACCGCTGCTACCACAACCGCCATCCATTCAAGAATATTCATGAGTTATTCCTCATTTTGAATTATCAGGACAGGGAGTCGAGATAGATTTTAAGAGCAGCGTTAAAAGGACCCTGCATTTGCATATCAAACAGTACAACGCCAGTTGTCCGATCATATACAGCATGATGAGTGCCATTGTTAATGTACAAATCAATATTAATCGGATCAACAGCATCGAGTTTTGAGTACGGAATCTCAACCATTGTCGCACGAGTAAAAGCCGTACTGACAAGCGTTAATGAGTGATCTTCTTGCTCTTCCCATAACTGAATCTTAGTCATAGCATTGAAGAGATCTTCCGCTTCTAATCCTGCCGGAAAAACCGGATTAAGAGGCAATGTCGTACTATCATCGCCATACGTGTTATATAAATTAAATGTAAGAGTAAGCGGAGCTTCATGAACCATGTACTGCGTAATTGCACATTCCGGAGTCTGTTTCGTCACAGTTCCGTCAAATTTTCCATAAATACTAGTTCCCTGCTCATTCAACTGCGCAAAAAACCCAGCCAGTCCATCTTTATACGCCAGTTCCATGTATTCTTCTTTTGTTTTAGACATAATTTACCTCGTAACTCTAATGAGTCTTTCTTTTTAGAATAATAATTCACCAGCCCTCAGCCTTTGGGATCCATTTTGAATTCTTTGGGCCTGAGGGAGGTGATTGTCCATTACGATAACCGAATAGCTTCAATGCAAGGCCACACGTTTAAGGAACCTCCGCTATTCTGCCATGCGTACAAGTTAAGCGTTGTGCCTGATGAATATGTAGCCACATGCGAAAATGATTGGAACGTGCTCGTTCCAGAGGTTCCGCAAGTGGTATCGGCCATGTCACGCGAACCACCGATTGAGTTCTCAAACGATATTGTGCGATAGCCTGTAGCATTCGCTGACCAGTTGCCGACACCGCGATACCACCAAGTGCCCTCAGGAATTGTTAGGGTAGCCACTTTGGTTATAGTGGCATTTGCGCACGAAACATACGAAGGCCTTGTGCTATAAGTTGAGCCAATTCCAGTTTCATCTTTCCACCACCACGCGCCGCTTTCTGTGCCGAACTTGTAATTTCCGCTATTCGTTCGGTTAAACACGCGAAATGACGCATATCGGGGCAAACCATCAACGAGATCGGTAGGGCGGTACATGAACCCGACAACAAGTCGCACGTCATTAGGATTTATCATGGTCACAATGGGTCGTATTTCGCTCCACGAGCCGGTTGTGGAATCTGTGTTGATTAATGGGGCATAATGGGCGCAAATATATTTGAGCCACGCTTTGCAGTATGTCTCAGCGGTTGCGCTTGATGATATGCCTAACTGTGAATAGGAGACCAATGGCAACCCAGAAGGAGCGTTTGTATATTGCCCGAAATCTAACCCTGTCAAGAGCTTAGAAAACGTAGCCCCATCCGGTCCGAAAGCATAACCATTTGGTATATATACTTGATCAGAACCGGCGTTGGACGGTGGATAAGTTAGAATACCAAGATTATCTTTTACCGCGTCCCATACGATACCAACATCAACATTTGACAGCGTTCCAGTATACTCTACTCTTCCGCCAACAGTATCGGATGCTACGATCAGAATATTATAAATACTGTCTGCATCGAACCCGGATATAACTTTTGCCGTGCCGTTTGTTAAGCTCTGTGCTGTGCCATACGATGAATCAGTATTTTTCTTAGTAGCAACCGTCATCGTCAGGCTGTTTCCACTAACGCCAGAAGCATAAGTAGCGTTTGCCTTGATCGAAGCATACGTTCCACTGTCGGACGCAGTTCCACCAGAGTCAGATCTGAAGATCGTTACCGTTTTTATCACCGGAATACTATAGGCAGTAACGGAAAATGTCTTACTTGTAGAAGCCGTTCTGCCTCGTGAATCCGAGATAGTTACATACGCGGTAAACGTTCCCGAACTAGACATGGTCGAAGAATCAGCATATGCCGTAGTCGACGTCGAAGGGTTGTTTCCGGAGAATATGGTTGTCGATGACGAGTTCTTGATCGAAAACGCGTAGTTTTTAATTGTGGCTCCATAGCAGGAAGATGTGTCGGCTTTAGCGGTGAGTCTAGCTTGTGACTTTCCTGCAAGCATCTGGTTGTTAAAACCGTTTAAAGTAGTAATAACCAGGGGGTCTGTTGAAGCCATTTTGATTGTCGCGCTCGAAGGAACTGATAACGTAGCTTTATACGTAGCTGATCCGATTTTTGTATTCCCGGAATACGTGTTAAGCGTATACTGAATTTCGCCAGACGTTGCATTCGGAAGCCAGGGACCAAACGTCGATAGTGCTGGCGTAAAGGACGGCTTTACAGATTTCGTTTTAGACACAGCTGTTCCAGAGTGACCATTAAAACTGTACGTGATCTCATGCTGGAACGAACTATCGGCTCTGGTAATCTCGAACGTAACACTCGATCCCATCGTACCATTCGGTGCGGTCATAGACGAAGCTCTCGGAATCGTCGTTAATGTAAGCGATTTGTTTCCGGTTTCGCCCTGATAGTCACGATACGTTTCATTCCATCTGCAGTTTACGACGGCCGTTTTCGCACCATTTGATCCGTGAGTAATTGTATGGGTCGTGGTAGTGATGGTCTTTGTCTGGCCAGCATACACAGTCGGCATAGACGGCGTGTACGTATACTTAGTGCCGTCAATCGTTACATAGATCGGCGTATTATACGGGATCTCATAGTTACCGCCCCACTCTGACATAATTCGGATTTTATGCGTGATAGTCAGAGTTGAAGTATTATTTGTAACATTTGTCGAGGTCTCTTCAATTGACACATCGTAGAATACACCAGCCGAAGTATAACCATGAATGAGTACACTGTAATTCCAAGCCATATTAGTCTCCCTTCTTCAGAACCATACGGCCTTTATCATCCATGGCCCAGTAAACTGCCGTAGTGCCATTCTCGCCGTGTCTAAATATCAAACGATCTATGATCTCGCCAACCTTAATGTAGTACTTTTTGCCGTTAACGTAGGAAACCACGGTACCGTTGTCAAGGAATTCCAGACGATCATTTGAGAATCTGGAAGCCATATTGTCATTCTCAGATCCGACCTTCTGAATCGAGATACCGTCATCATCCAGTGTGATCCAGGTCTTAAGCTGCTTGATCTGCTCGTCCTCAACCTCTCCAAGACGAGTAACAATCGTGTCGATCGTGGTATTAAACTCGTAATTGAACGACGCTGCATTCTGTTCAAGAGTTGCGGTTCTGGTCGTTACTTCCTGAAGACTGCTGGTCAGAGTCTGGTTGTAGTTATCAGCGGAAGTCTGAGCATTTTCAGCTGTTTCCTGAGCCGTATTAGCCGCATCCTGAGCGTTTGATGCTGTTTCTTGAGCATTCGACGCCTTGCTGTCAGCAGAAGATCCCCCAAGAACCCATTTAACGCCGTCAAAGGTAAATATCACATCAGAATCGGCGACCCAGTTATACGGACCCTCAGCGTCAATAACAGCTCCACCAGCGTAAATATCTTTTGCACCGGTATTGCTAACGTTAAGGGTCGGAGAGTCAACGGCGTTTGCCTGAACCATGTGCAGATTGACGGTTGTTCCCTTAAATATAATAATTCCGCCAACATCAGCAACTTTAGCAGCTGTTTCGCCTATTGTTGCGCAGCTGCCATAAAATGCTCCAGGCGGATTCATGGGAACAAAGTGTGAACCATCGTAAACAAATGTTACAGATGCGTCGATCGGCCAAATTAACTGGTTAGTAGCTGATACCGCTTCGCCATTCGCCCAGATCGGTTTAACTCCGAGGTTGTTTACGTTAAGCGATAACGTCTCAGAAGAGTTCGCAGCAGCAAATGCTACGCGGATTACCATGCCCGCATAGAGATCGGTTGCTTCAGCGCATGTTACGACTTTAGTAGCAACACTAGCCAGAGTAGAACTGGTGCCATAAAGCATCTTTCCGTCTCTTCCAACAGTTCCATTTTGAAATGCGATAGTCGGCGTTGACCAATCAGTTGATTCGATCGTGTCCGTAGATTCGGTAGATGATGCGGTCGCAGAGATCATGTACACCGGATCTGTTCCAGACAAGATAGTCCTGGACCAGTTTCCTAAGTTACCAGACAACGTACTAGTAGAGAACGTATATGTGAAGTTACCGCTAGGAATGCTCGGCGTTGCAGCAGCTCTTTGATACAAATACACGGTCGCGGTATTAATACCTGGAGCACCTGTCTCGCCCTGCTTGGCAACAGAATACATAGTAACGTCTGTACCGTCTGAGAACACCGTCACAGATCTGGTCCAAACGTATTCTCCTGGGTTAGCCGATGGAACAGTTTCCTGCCAACCGGTTGTCGGAGCTACAGTTCCTGACGTACCAACTGCATAAGAGATGGTCTTTGATGCAACAGTCGCAGCAGGACCGGCTGGGCCCTGAGATCCAGTGTCACCGTAAACACCAATTACGGATTTCTGCGTGCTGTGCGTGCTACCATCTGCATACAAATATGTCGCGTAATACCACAAATACTTGTTCGTCGAAGTCATTACCGCCCTAGAAGGATCAGTTTCCCAGCTAGACGGTTCAATTGTATTACTCGTAGAAACGGCATAGTAATCTGTTAGACTAACAAGTTTTGCAGATTTGGCGATTGTTTCAACATCTGTTACCTGACCGGAAAGCTCATCGATTTGACGAGATTGTTCAGTAGTAACGGATGTGTATACGTTTTTAAGAGCCTCGGTCTTTGTGTCAAATGCCTTTCCGAGACCGGACAAAGTACTAGCAAGCGTCGCTCTGGCATAACCAAGTTTGATAGACCTATAACGCTCTTTTAGAACGTCATAGTCCGTTTCTGACACCTTAGCAAGGATATCTATGCCAAGATTGTTGTCGTGAACCGTGACAATGTCGCAAAGGTAGACGTCTTCAAGAGGAGCAATGTCCTTGTATTCCTCAGTATCAGCGAGACTCACAAAGTCTACATCAACCGAAACCTGCGGAGTTCCGTCCCCGTTATACTGCAAATATAACGTCGCAACTTCTCTAAGCTCTGAAATTGTCGGAACGTCAGAGAAGTAAGATGTCAGGTCGACAATTTTTGTTCGAGAATATAAGTAATTACTTGCGCTTGAAGTTCTCAGAATCTTTTCAGGAAGTGTAACTCGGACAACATTTCCGTTGGCGTCGCTCCCCTGATAGTAAGGGAATATTCCTGTAAAAAGGTTGTCCGTAGACTCTTCGTGAGAAATATCAGTCAGATTTTTTCCACGAAGAATCGTAACTCCTCTATTTGTCCCTCTCGATTTCCACAGATGAACGTCTAAATTATCCCATTCCAGTTCACCTCCGTAAACTTCAAGAATGGAACCCTCTACTCCGCCCAAACACTCCCTAATGGACATCTCATGATCCATAGAGAAATTTGCAGTCGTCGTAAGATCTGTTGAAAAATTAAATGGGCATGTTTCAGCAGCGTTTGTTCTAAGACCAGCAAGTGCCGCCCCAACATTTGTTGCAGAAAATGGAACGACCGGAATATAACGAAGCCTATATGATTTGTGCTGTGCTCTGACAGTCACTTTTCCGTTCATCGGCTTCGTAATTTCATAAATCTCAAAAGGCTGAGGTGCTTTTTTAGGAGCCGGCTGTGCGTAAATCTGCCTTGTAACTGAAATATCAGAATAATGAATTCCAGTTACCGGGTAAACCATCTCCAACTCATACAGGTCGTTTCTTTTTTCTTTTACCCTACAAGAAATCGCATCCGATAGTTTACCAAGACCTTCCGACGTGTAATTTGTCTCATTATCAGCGAACAAAATGGGTCTCATATCAGATACCACCTCGGGGTAACAACGATTTTGCTAATTCCGGAGCCGATGGTTATTGCGTTAGAACCGGGTGCAAGAGTCGGGTAGGTGTGATTGGTGAGTGTTACCAGACCATTGCAGTTATTAGATCCAGAATATGCATCTTCGATTTCGCTATCGAGAACGATGCTGCTGAATGAATGGCTAGCAATCGTAACAGAAATATCACCGATAGAGAATGACCCAGAACCGGTAATAATAAGTTGAGGTCTCGAATCAAAAGATGTACTATTTGTAATGTTTCCGGATGAGGTAAATGTCTGCTGAATCTCACCAGTCTTAAGAAACCGTTCAGCCCTGCAATCAAAAGTCATGTCAAACGTTGCATAGCTATGCGCATAGTCAACCTTCGGTCTAAAAGACTGTACATATCGCCCAAGTCGGTACTCATCGGGGTGATAAGTATCAGCAATTCTGACGTAACCTCTGCAAGAAGCTAAAAGGGACCTCAGGGCCCGTAATTTGGCTTCAATATCACTGATTACGAACCCTGAGTAAGTGATGTCTACGTTTTTAAAACGTCCGTTGTCGAATGTAAGCTCTGCATTTTTGCCTGGCACAACTTCGTAATCGACATCACGCTCTGCGCCGACATACGTGTTAGTTCCACTAGAAATAACAACGCCAATATCAGCAAGATTTGTGCCGTTTATTACTAAATTATTCATGCGAACACCGCGTTTTCTCTGGTAATATCGTGGGTCAACTTGTAAGCAACAAGTTCAGCTATCTCATCGGCGTCTTGCCCTTCCGAAGTATTAATGACAATCGTTACACCGCCCATGCTGACATTAGAAGACTGTCCAGCAGTATTAAAATCAGATCCGTTCAAATATCCGTATCTCGAAACAGCACCGATTCTAGAGGCAGCCATATAATTACCGTCAATACCGTAGTTTCCAGCGAGCATGTCGTCGATCCGATTTCTTCCATTTTGAATTTCGCTAAGATCCATGACCGGTCTGATCACGGGATCTCCGAAGTCATCAGAATCGAATGCTCCATCCATGACTCCAGTAAACGCATTCACAGCGCCTTCGGCCATAGATTTAGTGGATCCGGATACTCGATCAGCAAGCGCTTCTACGCCATTAATGTAACCCTGATCGGTGTTTACGCCAAATGACTCAAAGAGCTTCGAAGGAGAATTGATTCCTAAGAAACTCTTAACACCCTGAACCGCGTCCTGAACGACACCGACTGCAGCATTCCAGATAGCGGTTGCTTTTGACTTAACACCATCAATAAAGCCCTGGATCATGTCCTTACCAGCGCTAGTCCACTCATTTACTTTATCGATAATGCCGTTTTTGGCTTCATCAATAATGTTTTTAACGTTTGTCTTAAGATCAGTAACTTTCTGTCTAATACCCGTTCCAACTTTGTTAATGAGTGTCTTACCAGCTTCGATCCAGGAACTTACTTTTTCAGTAATTGCATCTTTAGCGTCACTAATAATATTCTTGACGGTCGTTACAACTGAATCCCACTTGTCCTTAAGACCCTGCATGAAACCGCTGTCCATAAGTCTCTGGCCGGCTTCTTTAAGATTGCCAACGGCATGAGTTAAAACCGCGACAGCAGCATCAATAATCGCCCAAATAAGATGATCAACTGCATCAAGTAACGGTTCTGTGTTTGTCTCAATAGCTGTGGCAAGCCCGTCGATGAAGTCGATTATCATCTTGAAGCCTGCATCAATGAGCTGCGGAACAGCAGAACCGAGACCTTCCATGAACGCTACTACAACATCGACGCCCGCCTGAATAAGGTCTGGAAGTTTAACTGCTATTGCTTCCAACAGATCGACCATCATTTGAAGTATCAGCGAGATGACCTGCGGAATCAATGTAGCTAATCCTGCTATAATCGCTGTAACTGCAACGACCACGAAGTCAACGAACCTAGGAACAAAATCCGTAAGACGCTCTAGAAGATCAATCAAGAACGCAAATATAACTTGCAGCAACTCTCCAAGAAGCAGGGACACCGAGTTCATGAGTTCTTCAAAGAATACGTTCAGAAACTCAAAGAACGGCGGTGTTATCTCAACGAGCATGTCGATCAGACCTAAAAGAAGGACCTTAATTAATTCAATGACCGGAGGAACAAGTTCTATCAGCGCATCAATAATTGCTTTTACAATGACGACAACCGCTGCGACAAGAGTTCCAATTTCTGCAGCCAAAGCCGCAACAAATCCGACAACAACGCCGACAATTCCTGCTACAATCATCGGAATCATGCCGATAATGGTTGTAATTATCATAACAAGATTCAGAAGAAATGCTTCGATGCCGGCAGTTCCGATAGCCAAGCCGAGTGAAATGGCACTGACAAGCGTTCCAATTCCGATGCCAAGAAGTGCTACAGCTGCGCCAAGAGCGAGCATTGCTCCGGCAAGAATAAACAATCCAGGCGCAACCGCCTCTGCGATAAGTGCTGCTCCTAAGAATATAAGTAATGTTCCACCAAGAACAGAAAGCGATTTAGCGATGGCATCCCAACTAAACGCTGAGAACAGAGCGAACACAGGAAGAAGTGTTGCAAACGCCACTGAGAGGAGTGTAACGGCTGCTGCGAGAGCTAATAGCCCTGGCCAAACGACCTGCGCAACCATCGCGGCGCCTAAGAATATAAGCAGCGAGCCGCCCATAGCGGCAAGGCCTCTAGCAATTGCTTCCCATTCGAGCTTAGAAAATACAAGGAATGGCGGAATGAGCACGTTCATTGCTGCTGCAATTACAAGAAGCGATGCCGCGCCGGCAAGTCCACCACCGGCAAGTGCCTGCATGCCGATCGAGAATCCCATGATGGCTGCCAACAAAACGACGATTGCTGCTCCGGCTTTTCCAAGAGATTCCCAGTCCATATCGCCAAATACTTTAGCGACAGTGGAAAGCTGTTTCAGAGCAGCTGCAACAAGAAGCAGCCCAATTCCCTGCGCCATGAGATTTCCGCCCAGCTTACTGATTCCGATCGAGAATCCCATAACAGCTGCCAATAGTACAGTGATCGCAGCACCTGCTTTTCCTAAAGATTCCCAATCCATGGACGCGAAATCTTTAGCCACTGATGCTAATATCTTTAAAGCCGCAGCAATAGCAATAACCCCGATCCCGGTGCTGATCATGCCTTTTGGCGATCCGAGTTTTGTGACGCCGATCGTAAAGCCCATCAAAGCGGCGAGAAGCACCGTAATAGCAGATCCGGCTTTTCCCAAGTCCTCCCACGACATAGACGCGAAATCTTTAGACACGGAAGCTAATATCTTAATGGCTGCTGCAACTGCAATAAGACCAACGCCAGCTTTAATCATTCCGGATCCTTGGCCAACTTCCCCGATCAGCATTGTCATACCGGTTAATGCAGTCAATAATGCGCCAATGGCTGTACCGGCTTTGAGAAGATCCTCCCACGACATATCAGCGAAAGTTTTGGCTACAGATGCAAGAATAGCAACTGCTGCTGCGACAGCAATTAGCCCGACACCTGTTGAAATAAGATTATTGCTCTTTGCAAATTTCGTGACAAGTGTAAGTTCCGCAAGTAAAACACCAATCGCAACAACACCTTTCACGAGCTCCTCTACGCTAAGAGAAGCAATCTTTTTCATTGCCGAAGCAAGAATAAGGACGCTGACTGACATTGCAACGATTCCAAGAGTGGCTTTTAACAGGCCATTACTATCAGCAAATTTAATTGCAGCAAGCGTCGAAATAGCGCTCGAAACTTGTGTGAACAGAATGCTAATCGCACCGACAGCCATTATAAGCTGCGTTGTCGGAATATCAGAAATTGTTTTAACGGCGATGGCAAGAATCAGGATGGCCGCTGCAACTTTGATGATGTTACCAATGCTGATTGATTGTTTAAGAGTATTAGAAAAATCAACTAATGCATCTTTGATTCCGCCAAGAAAGCTCTTGAAACCGTCTTTTGAACCAGCATCTTTGGCTTCCTTGCCAAACATTCCGAGAACGCCTTTTAGCTTATCAAATATCGCCCAAATACCAACGGCTCCTGCACCAGTAGCAACCGAACCAAATAGCTGCCCTAGATCTAATTTTCCAAGAGACTCGCCAACGCCTTTGATCCACTCCCAAACTTTAGCGCCGGCGCCTTTTACCCAATTCCAAACACTTTGGAGACCAGAAATAATGTTTTCTAGATTAATTTTAGATGCAAGATTTCTTGCGCCTTCTACAACTTTTGTAAATAAAGATCCAACGCCTTCAACAACAGGACCGATGGCGTCTTTAATTCCAACAAATATGTTTTTAAGAGTTTCCCAAATCGAAAAGTCGTTATTACCAGTAAGTTTAGAAACAAGATCAACAACGTAATCTCTAACATCCTGAATAACGGTCTTTACTGTTCCAAATATCCCATGAAGATCCCAGCCAGTGAGCTCTTCGATAATGTCGACAACGACTTCTCCAATGTTAGAAAGCGTATCAAATATAACCTGAAGAACGCCGGTTAGTCCACCGCCACCAGATTTAAAACTAGCAAGCGTATTTCCGAAGAAATCTCTTAAGAAATGAGCTACAGGAGCAAGAACATTTTTGATTTTCTGAATAATATTCTGGAACTCTTCACTAGTTTTAATTGCCTCTACCGTTTTGGAAATCCATTCGCCGATAGCCGCGGCAACATCTAGAACAGAGACACTACCACCAGACATTTCAGAAAAGAAGCTCTTAATAATGCCAAACGCGGCAGAAAATATAGTTTTGACAAGATCAATTACAGACGCGATTCCGCCGAACACTTTGGCAATCTTTTCAAGAGTTTCGGGAGTCGGTTTAATGGACTCCATAAACTCTCTAAATCGTCTGGTAAGCAAAACTAATTTTTCGCCGAACGTTTTAGGTCCTTCTGCTTCAGACCCAAGAACTTTTGTAAATTCTTCGATCGGTTTGAGACCTTTTAACTCTTCTGGGCTAGGAATCGCATCGGAAATACTTTCGACTGCACTAGACAGCCCAAATATCTCAGTTAAAAATGGCGATAAGCCACTAAACGCATCTTTTACAACGTTAAGGACCTCTCCGAATGACTCAAAACCAGTTTTTAATCCCTGCAACAGCTCGTCTCTTCCGCCAAGATCTTTCCAGCTAGACAGCAACCGTTCAACATTTTCAAGCGGAACTGCAAATGCATCGTACAACCATCCAGCAACAGTCCCCCAAACTTCCTTGGCCTCTTCGTAATTACCGATGACATCCTGGAATATCTTCATCCAAAGGGTTGAAACTGCATCTTTGGTAGCGTCGACTGCTTCTGCCCAAGTCTTGGTTTCCTGAGCAGATCGCATTGCGGCATAACCAAACTGGTCAGTAGTATCAGCTAGTTCCTGCATGGCTTGCTCAGCGCTAATACCCTTTTCGGTAGCGTATTTATAGACCTCGTCTACGAATCCGCCATACATACCGAATCCGCCAAGCATGACGTCTTTAGTAAGCCACTTTTCAGACAGAGATTCTCTCAGGTTTTCAGCTGTAACCTCTGTTCCTTTTTTCGTGAAGACTTTGTCGCCCTCTTTTTTTAGCTCACCGAGTTCGACACCGACATCTATCAGCTTCTGTTTAAACTCAACGGTAGCGATGCTGGCAAGCTCCAGCGATTTCCAGTCCATCGTTCCTAAATATCCCATGCCCATTGCCTGAGATACATTGTAAAGAACGTTGTTAAATCTGGAGTCAGAAGCGGAAATACCGGCTCTCGAAGCCGCTGTCGCCAAACCCATGATAGCCTGAAGCGAGCTTTCAGCATCGACGCCAGCAGCAGCGAATTTCGAGTACGCGCCAGTCATCTGAGTTAAGCTATAAGAAGTAGCATCAGAGAACCAGTTCAGTTTATTAAGTTTGTCATAGACTGCTTCTTGACTGTCACCTGTTGCAGCGATAATGGACGCAACCGATGTCGCCATTTCGCCATACTTTCCCCAACCAGACATAACCTGATCAAAAGTAAGCGAACTGACAAGCCGCTTTCCAAACTGGGCAACATCATTACCAAGCGATTCAAAAATTCCGTGAATAAACGACTGAAAAGCAGAAAATTTAGCTGTTACGCCATCTATATTAATATTTAATGTGTCAAAACTAAGACGATCTGCAGCTTTTCCAAGTTCCTCAAAGCCCTTGCTAGCCTCTGTCATAGAGATCTTTTGCTTGAGCTTATCGAGTGTCGACATACTTGTCGCGACCCCAGATTCAAACTGCTTATTGTCGAAGGTCATCGATACTACTCTGTTGTCAACAACACTCATTTCGTGAATTCCTCCCACAATCTATTAGCTAGTTCATTGAATACTGGAGCAAGAGCAGGATTAATATAGTCAATCCCTTCTACGTAATAACCGCTTCCCGTAGAATGTCCGTACTGAAGTATCACCGCAATATTTACGTTATCGTTAACGTTGTCGTTATACCATTCGATCTTAAAATCATTATGTGATGTAACATACGTTTTATACGTCCACGAGGAAGCCGTTTTTCCGGAATCAATTGGTGTAGCTGCAGCCAAAGCTTGGACCCCGGCAGCCCCATAATGGTCTAAGATCGCTTTCTTTTTAGAATGAGAAAGGGCTCTCTTAAAAAACTTTTCAGTATTTCCAAAAGAGCCCGAGGTCTTGAATGTAATCATTTTGAATTTTAGCCGTGAGTATTCAGCTTCTTTTTACGCGCGGCATTTAGTGCTTTATTCCTTCTCATTACGTCTTTCTTTGACATCTTCTTAGGAGGCTGATTCTTAATATTGCACACCCGAACCAATGTTAACAAACGATTTAGATGCCATTTTTGACACTCAATAGGAATATTAAGCGCGATCATCCAATAATATATTAATTCTGCAGTAATAACCTCTCGACGGCCGCCACCTTTATGGTCTTCAGAAAAAGTAGTGGCAGTCATCGGATCATTAATGTACTGACTAATAGCAGCAATGTTTGCGTCTGTTATACAATGATACACAAGAGGATCAACATTTTGCGTGATAGTCATGCAGCGTACATAATCTATAAATTGTTCCTTCGTCATTTGTTTTTCGCTCAAAAATGGTTTTTTCCATTTTGCTTCCCACTTTGACAAAGAAACTAAAGAATGTTCCAATTGAATAGTTCGGCCTTTAAGTGTAAAAAACTTGTTTGACTGCTCGTCATAAAACTCTCTCGATGGAACTTCAATGGTAAGCATTATTTGTTAATCGGCACAACATTGTTTTCGGAAACAACCGGTTCATCCTTCGGAATGATATGATTCACAAACTCAACAGCGTTTGCCCCGTTGTTAGACAGCAACCACACCATAAAATCCGAGTAAGCTTTAGTCTCTGAAAACTTTGCAGCCAGTTCGCCATTGTTCTTCGCAAAAGAACCATCGGGCATCTTTTTACCATAAGAGAGCATAACGATTTTTTCGAACAGGTCCCAAATCTTTCCAATGTCCTGTTCTTCCATAATTCTTTTAAGGTAAGCCTGAAGACCTCCCTCACTCTTTGCCTCCAATTTTGCGACTTCAGCGGAGTTCAAGTTGAAATATACAGTTTCTGTTCTTTCATTTCCGTTGTAATCGACGTACTTCATTTCTTTGCTAAACATGGTTTCTCCTTTCGATTAAAAAAAAAATAAATAGGCCCGCCAGCCTAACTGAATACGGGCCAAATATAATTACGTAGCAGAAAAGATCCCTGCAACTTCCGCAGGAAGAGGAAGACGAGCTTCGGTAGATTCCGTACCGTACAGAATATCTTCCAGTGCCTTAAGTTTAGTCTTATCGGCCGTAGTGGAATCGATTCGCAGGCACGCAGTAGGCTTGTAAGTAACGGCGTCATCGCCGGTACCAATAACAACAGGAACCGGAGTGGTGTCAACTTCCCAGCTGAAGGTAATAGCATCGGGGCTATCATTAATGGTCGTGTATCCCTTCTCAGAAGGCGATGCACTGCAACCATACACAAGATGGAGCGTATAGCCAAGTTCCGGATCAACATCATTGCCGATGTTGGAGCGGAAACTAAAGCCGAACTTCTTACGAGTCTGCTGACCAATCGTAACACCAGTAGCAAGGGAGACGGAGCCGTCGCATTCCTCAAATTCATCCGGATAAGTATAAGCTTCAATCGTCATACCAAAGGTCTCAGTAGCACGAAGGGAAGCATACTTGATGTTGTCTGCCCAAAGGTCATTAAGGTCTGCTCCCTCAGGAGTTTCAGTAACACCAGTAAGACCATTCCAAGCAACGCCCTTTCCATAGGGGACAGCAGGGGTCTGCCCCTCAGCCGGTTTATCAATATAAAGGACACCATGGTCGTTACCAGACTCATACATTCTAGTACCGGTGCCGTCCCAAGTAAGTTTAGACATAGCAATTTCTCCTATTATTTGTAATAAATTCTAAAAACATCGTGACTAAGATTGTCAGAGATAAAATGTCTTTCATACCGACATAGCGGAAGAAGAGCGAGCCGCTCGACAAATTCACTGTCAGGATCTCTGTCGATCAGAGTCAGTTGATAACAATAATCTAGCTTGTATGGCCCGTTGTCAGCATATCTAGGGTCAACGTTTTGACGAGAATATACTATACACGGGTATACAAGTTGTGTGGAAGGACCAGGATTAAAGTAAGTATGCTCGATCCCCGTCTGCTCTCTTAGATAAGCGCCCAAGTTAACACGATCACTCTGTGCCATGCCAAACGCCTCCTATCTGAAGTATCAGCCGAGGATAAGCGACTTCAATACTAGTCACTTTCCATTTCTGTTCCATCCAAGAAACGTACTTAATAGAGCCAAAATGGGCTATGGCAAAGGGGTCCGCAACGATACTAATTTGATTAGAAATCGTGACGTCGTCAACTGTGCTGTTTTGATCCGCTTGCGGTCTAAAGCTATTCCTGGTCACATCCCCGTAATAAGTACGCTCTACGATGGTATCCCTGAACACATCTGGAGCAGTCTCAACAACAGTTGAGTATCCCACTTTGCCATAAAACTTAGCCATTAATTACTCCATTTTGAATTATTCGTTCAGATACAGCGTGATGGCAGAGTAAGGCTTCGTCAGCGCGCCAGAGCAACGAGTCTCAATCAGATACTTCTGCTGGTTGTAATCGATATCGAAGTCATCGAACATGCTGACTGCACCACCCTTGTCGGCACCAAAGGTATAGTCTGCCATGTTAACAATAATACCGATAAGCGGCTTATTGGTAATTGCGTCTGCACCAGTGCCATAGTTGAACTTGGCGCCTTCCATAACCGGAACGGTCACAATCTTGCGAACGCGAAGCTTAGTAGCGAGTTCCTGTTCGGTCTTGTAAAGAGCATGACCGAATCCATCCTCAAGAAGCAGCATGTTGGTAAGAACTTCTTCGGTAGTGAAGAAAACAGGATTGCCAGTTCCCTTGTAGCCAACACGAGCCTTGATAGCCGCCTTAATGGTCTGCTTGGCAACATCCGCATCCGGATCTTCAGCTCCGGCAGTCGGGGTCACGCCAACCTTGATGGTGAACAGGTCGTCATCGCTGACAATGGGTCTGACATGCTCTTCAGAAATCTTATCGTCGGAAGAAACATTACGGCCATCTCCAATAAGAGCTGCACGAGCGATTTCCTCATTCAGCATGAGACGCATCTCACCCTTCAGCCAAGAAACAACGTCGAAATCGGTAATATCAATAACATCGTCGCGGTCCATCTTCTGCTTCTTGTAAATGGTCTGCGGGTCAGTGGAACGACGAAGCAGGTAAATAACCTCTTCGACCTTCTTCTTACCCTTTACATAACCCTTTGCACGAGCCTCGTCCGCAGTGATATTAGCAAACATGGACTTGAAACGAGAGAACGGAGTATGCTTAGCGCCGTTCATAACTTCGCTGACCCACTCCTGGTCACGTTTAATCAGTTCCGGGGGAGTATTAAGAGTACGTGCATCCGGGAACAGCCAATCTACGCCCTTGATGCCATAGGTTCCTTCATAATTCTTAGAAGACTCAACCTCAGTCCCATGCATAAGCTCTCCGCCGTCAGTGTAGTCTTCAAACGCAGCCTTAAGGCTTCCAATACGCTTTGCGTTCTCGAAAATAGCAGTCATATCGGAATGGCTAAGGACATCATCGTTGCTGTAGTCATTTCCATCAAACAGATTGTGTTTCATATCTTCTTCTCCATCATCTTCGTCATTTGCATCCTTGCCTGCGCCCTTAGCCGCTTCACCAACAAGGAAATACAGTACCTTCTTCTGCTCTTCGTTCATAGAGTCAACGACATCCTGAACAGTACGCTCTTTTGCCATCTTTTCTTCTCCTTTTTCTTCTGGTTCATCAGATTTTTGAGATTCTTCTTTATCTGCCTCTGCGTGGTAAAGTTCAATTCCTTCCCCACTAGACATTTCAATTGCTTCTTCGCTGTCTTCTCCGTGAGCGACAACAGAGTCAATAAATGCTCCACGATTTGCTCCTGCAAGAACAAGCGACACTTCTCGAATGGCTCCATGTAGAACATCTCCGCCATTCTGCTTAAGCTGATTTGCATAAATCGAAAGCGCAACAACATCCCCGTGCTCGACAAGCTGCTTTGCTGCCTGGCCAGATTCGGTGTCGTTGAAACTACCGTAGACATAAACGCCTTCCGGCCGATTTTCTAGTAAGCCGTGACCAAGAACGTTGTACACTTCATTATGCTGGTGATTCCACACTAGAGGGACAATTTTTCCGTCGCATTCTTTAAAGGCGTCTCGCCTAATTGTTCTCCCGTCAGAACATCGAATGTCGTTTTTAGTTGCCCATCCGGAGAAATCGTAGTTTTTAACTTCCATTTTGATTTTCCTCCTCGGATTCTCCCTCTTCTTCCAAAGGAGTCTCATTCTCTAAAGGCTCTTTCGGTTCGGCACTGGCGTTGTTTCGATTTCGCAGCTCATCCGATGACGGGTCGCTAGAAGGTTTGAATCCGATGATCTGTCTAATCTCATTAGGCGTAAGGATCTCATTTCTGGTGAGCGACTCAGCAATACTAGCAACGGAACTAGTGGGCATAAACTTCAAAGGATTCCTGAAAAACAGAATTGATTGGCCCTGAGTTCGCGCCGTCTTGCTAAGAAATTTTCGTTTACTCTCATCAACAACAGTGCTAACAATTGGTTCGATGGTGCGAGCATAATAATTATTCATAACCGCCTCTGAAGCAGTACCGTCCATGATCTCTTTCGTAATTCCCAACTGGCTGTATAGCATGCTCGTTAAGTATTCGATCTGAGCCATGAGGTTATTCTCCACAGGCCTGTTAAGCTGTGTAATATGCTCTGTTCCATCTGTGTACGCGATGCCGTATTTTGATCCAGATAGCTGTCTCTCGATATCGGCTCGTCTTTCTTCTGCCTGCGCTCTTCGTGCAGGAGTTTTAATAATATATGGAAGCTGAATAATTAAATCCAGTTTTCCAGCTCCTAACTGCTCGTCCACAAGATCAAGAATATTAAGTTTTCTGATCAGTCTTTTAAGCGTCGAGCTTTGCTCGTTCATAACGGTATAAAACGGATTTTCGATAATTGCCACACTCTTTTTTGGCATGACAATGTCTTCGTAATTTCCTGTTTTTTCGTTATAAACATGCACTTTTACATGCTGCGGATACCACTGAATGATCTTAGCCGTTCGAACATTTTTTACATCGAACGACCCTACTTTCGGATTCAAAGTCGTTTCTATCGGAACAATTGCAATGCAGCCCTCATCAAGAAGGGACAAATATACGTCTAATAGAAACGACCGTCCTGATTGATCAATATTTGCTTCGTCGTTTAAACAATAACTTAGACCCGAATTAATCTTTTCAATAAAACGACCGTTCTCATCGACTCGACAATGCTCAATTTCAATTGACGCGGCATCAAGCGCGAGTCTGTTAAGAACGGCGTTCACAATAGACTTTTCATTTCCTGGACTAAGTCTTCTATGACTAGGTTGATAGAAAAAGCTATTTCCGTAGTCTTCGAATCGTTGCGACGAAGCTCCATCAGTAAAGGCGTTCCAAGCATGTTTTAGCCTGTCTACAAATCCCATTTTGATTTTCAAGCTCCATCGTTAATGGTTTCTTTCGTAATTTCGAACAATTTCTTCATAAGATAACTCTGTATCCGGATGCTCTTTCCTATATTCGGAAACAATCTTATCGCTATTCTTTGTATGAACAACATTTTTAACTACTTCTTTGGTAGTTATTCCTAATGCTGCTAAAATAGCCGGCTTCTTAGCAGATTTGATAGCCATGTTCAAATAAATGTCTTTTGCGGCGCGAACAAAATCTTTTGAAACCTGGTCACTTGCTAAATCAGTTACTTTATCGACGCTCACTTTGGACGCATCAAAAACTATCAGCGGATCTTTTGTATGAAATCCAGAAAGCTTGCTATCGTTGACGTCTTTTATGGCCCCATAGCCAGCGTCTCTTAGGCTTTCATAAAACTTCTTTGTGGCAGGGCTTTTCCAATTCGCAAGATTTAAATTTGCTGCTTCATACAGACTTCTATCGTCGTATCGTCCAGCCTTCAACGCAGCCATGGCTTTTCGAGCAACGGCCATTTGCTCCGAAGTTCCTCCCCCAGAATTTAAAACAAACAGATCAGCGGTTAAATTTTTTCTAAACTCTTCCGAATCATTCAACGTTTTTGCCAATATCTTTCTAGCACTATTTGGAGAAGCCATTTTGATACCTTCTCCAACGCCAATAGATAATGACTTACCGTGCCATGAAGGATCACGAGTCATAAGTTGTTGCGCATAATATCCTGCATATTTTGCTTTATCGAGTTCGTTGTCTCCTCTAACAGCATAAAAAGCATCATGAATCGTTGGATCTGAATCAACTCTCGCTAAAGTTGTTCCGGCTTCAATAATTTTATCAGTATTATTTTTATAATACTGATACCCAGCATAAGCGGCGATCGCTGTCACTGCCACAGCCGCTGTTGCAGCCAATACTTTTTCTGTTCTAGCTCTTTTATAAGCGGCGATTTCCGCTTCTTCTTGAGACATTCCCTTCTCAAGGTAGTGGTCAATAAGCTTTTGCCGGTGCTTAGATACTTTTTTTTCTTTGTTTAAACGCTCTTTTACTTTTTCATTCTGAAGGTCTTCTTTTGCATATCGCTTTTCACGTTCTGCTGACGCATATCGTTTCTCTTCAGCAGTAGTAGCGTACCCTTTTCTTGCGACGGCACTGCGATATCGTTTTTTTTCATTTCGATACAATTCTTTAGCAGAATCATATGCAGCTTTTTTTTGACCTTTATTAACGTAGTATCTTTCGGCTCCAGCTGGCGTTACAGACCCGTCCTCATTCTGGAAACGCCTTACGCCCCATTTCTGGCCTTTAATGCCATGATGGGCTAAATATAATGTTTCGCTCATTTTAATAATTTGATGTATGCGCATAATAGGCGCGAAGACGTTTGTTCTGAGGCTCTTTAACAGCTGCAGTGGCTCCATATACCGTTCCGGCAGTCGCCAGTAAAGCAGCAGAAACTGTTATAGCATTCACTGGGACGTTTAGTGAACCGACAGAAATTGTGTCCCCTCCGGTAAGCGGAAGTATATTCAAATGATTAAGCACTGCGATAGCTGTACCGCCTAGCACGCCAACTGCTTTAATACCTGCAAGCACACGATTATTCGGTCTAATACGCTTTCCTTCTGCGTAAAGCTGTTTCCCTTCATCGCCAAGCTTGTCTTGCTCAAGATGCTTATAATGTTTTTTCTCTTCCGCTCGAGCAACACGCATTTCGTTTCGTGCTTTTTGTGTCGCCAATTTATCACCGGAAGCTTTTGCCTCTTTATACTTTACTCGAGATTCGTCATATGCATCTTTTGCTTTTTGATAGCGTTTAAGTCCAGCAGCAGTATAAGAGCCGTCAAAATTCTGATATCGTCTAATACCCCACCGTTGACCTTTAACACCATGATGGGCTAAATATAAGTCATTCATAATTAAAAAGCGTCCTTATTCATTTTGTAAGCAACATAAGCGTCCATCATGGCAGAAACATTATCGATCTTTTGTTCATAACGTTTCTTGAGAAGCTTTCTGTTACCATTTGTGTCTTCAAGCGTAACGCAATTTCCCATTGCAAAAGCCATTAGCTCTTCGTCAAACAGCAGCTTACGTTCCTCGGCAAGCTTTTTTAATTCTCCAAGAGGAACTGATTCGGTTCTTGCCCCCTGAATTACTTTTACAATTCCAAAAGGACCGTTCTCGGATTCCCAGCGTTCAATAAAGTCTTTAGCATTGTATGGATCATAGCCAACGCAGCGCACATCATAATTGGCTTCTGTAATATGATTGTCAAGATCCTCATATACCTCAACCATATCGAGAACCGTGCCTTCCATAACAATAAGGCTGCCCTCTTTCATGAAGTCTTCGTACTTTATGCGCATTGCCATTGGAAGTTTGGCGAGTGTCGAAGAAGTAATGTAAGAGCGAGTCTTTATTCCAAAAGCATCTCCACCAAGAGGAAACAAAAACGTGAAAGCGCAAAAGTCGTCGCCTTGCGAAAGATCACAGCCGAGCGCACATGGCATTTGCCAATACTCTCTTTTTCTATGAGGAAGTGTTTCTTCATACGTAAAATAATACGTATAACCCTCCATGGGAATGCCAAATCGCTTTGCCAGGATATCATTTCGTGCAGCAGGCGCTTTTTCTGCTCGCTCCACATCGAGTTGATAGGTTTCATATGTAACAGTTTTTCCAATGTTCGGATTAGCCTTCGCCCAAACACTAGGATCGCCAACTTCATCAATAGAGTCTAACTTGTACCACCAAATGGAAACATGCGGGTTTACATAATCTCCTTTTAGTATGTCCATTAACTCCATTTTGATTGTGTCACCGGCTCCGTTTCTTATAGTACCTTCAGAACTTGTTAGAATGATCATCCAGTCGTCAAGTTTCGACGCTCCTTGCTCAATAGGAGCAACAACATCCTCGCGAATGTCACAAGAAAGCCATTCGTCAACTGTCGCAATCTTGCATCGAAGCCCCTGGAGTTTCTCAATACTCATAGGGCGAATTCTGGCGATAGAGTTTGTCAAAAAATTTTCGATACCCTTTTTTGTAGGGCAAAGCTTTTGCCGTTTTGCTTTAGATCCGGTAGTATTCTGTATAGACCCCTCGGTTAGAAACTGTGTGATAGGTCCTCTATTACGAGCAATAGCTGTCCGTATTGGCTGTAGAATCTCTTCTGCCTGAGCCATCGTTGGCGCAACGACTATCTGATCCGTCGTCTCGTTATCAGCATATAGATGGTAAGCCTGAATGAAAGAATCATACAAAGACTTTGCGGCGCCTCTTCCAATGATCAAATACTGCTTATTAATCAGTCGCTTTTTGATCCGCTTTCGACGATAAAAACCGTCAGGTGTAGGAACTGATCGATCTATGAAATAATACCATCCATATAACTGTTCTCCCCACAGCTTAAATGTGTCAAGAAGATGGACATCTGAACCATCTGTTAACGTCATCTCTGTTTCGCAAAAATATGCCCATCTCTCAACTGGTTCTGGGTCATAGTAATATCGTGGGTCAGCGATAAGAGCATCTATTCGATGCATCTCCATCTCTATAAGCTTATTGATCGGTTCTTCGCCGCGCATAACGGCGTCTCTAAACAATCCGTAATAATACGGGACCGCCGTATTAGATAACGCCATTTTTGTTTTTTTCCTTTCTATTAACGGTTAAACAGTTCCATTACTGCTTTATGCTCGCTCAAAGCATCGCTAGACAAGCTTTCAACACCGTATTTCTCGACAAGAGCTGACGCAATTCTAATATCTTCATCATTCTCAAGAAATTCTTTTACGACTCTGTTATATTCCTCGTCCATAATTTTTGAGAAATGGTCGGCAAATGCGGAGTCATAATCGTCTCCGAAATCTTTTCCATGAGTTCGCTTCCATTCATTATTAAAGCGATCTATTTCACCAGCGTTTGCTCTATCAGCCGCTCTGTTATATGCTTCGACATATACGTGCTCTGCCTTGTCATTAAATCTTAATGCCGCACGAGCGTAATGCTTTTTGACTTCCTTGCTATATCTTTCTCGTCCGGCGGGAGTCAAAGATCCGTCTGAATTCTGAAAACGCCTAATGCCCCATTTCTGACCGAGAATGCCATGATGCGCTAAATACAATGTTTTATTCATCTCCGCTGACTCCATGACGATTTCCGAACCTCTCGTACATAAAATCGCTAATCGCGTAACCTCCGTAAGTTCCTACAAAAGTTGTTCCAAAAGTTCCTACGGCAGACGATATTGAATCAATTGCAATCGTCGACGGATCTTTACCGAGAGTTTTGCCATATAAAATCTGTTGATTAGCAGACGTTACGGCGGAAACCGTCGCATTGACAGCTGCTCGATGTCCACGAACTTTTGCACGAGCTTTCTCTAGAGACATTCCCTCGTCTTGAAGTTTCTTTAGTTTTTTAAGATCCCTTTTACTTAAAACACGGGCATCCTTGATCTCTTCTCTTGTAATATCAGCTCTTCCATAAGCTTTTGACGCCCTTCTATATGCAGCTCGGTCACGTCGATTCAAGCTCATATAATCAGCGTATCTTTTTTTACCGGCCTCTGTTAACGTCCCGTCTTCTTCCTGAAAACGACGCACGCCCCAGCGCATACCTTTAATACCATGATGCGCTAAATATAATGTTTCACTCATTCTTTTTTACCATTAAACGCGGCATAAATCGACACCGCTGTCCCCGCGATACCTAAAACTGCTCCGGTGTAATATAAGATCTTGTCAACCGTATCAGATCCATTATTTACAGATTGCTGACTAATAGCATTGACATAGCTGTTTTCCAAATTCAAACGATTAAGACGCTCTCTAAGCTCTTTGTCGGTCATTGTTTTTGCTTCTTCAAGAGCTGTAACTCTTTCCTTAGCACGTTTGTTGTTAGCCCTCCGAGAACGAGCATTATTTACGACATCTTTGGTTGAATTAATGCCCTTAGCCAGTTCATTTGCATTTACAGAAGAAGATTGCGGTTCTTCTTTGCCATAGTTTCTAACACTCTTGCGTAACTCATGAGCTGCAACTTTTCCAGCAACATATGCGTTTAATCCCTTAGACCGTTTGTACTCATTTCTTCTTCTTTCAAGTCCAAGAGGGGTGCCTGTTCCGTCTGGATTCTGAAACCGCCTTACGCCATTTTTGGAGCCTTTTGTTCTACTGTGAACTAAATAGTATTCCATTTTGATTTTTCTCCAAAAATGAGGGAAGGCTTTTTAAGGCCCTCCCTCACGAAATGATCATTCAGCGCGCATCTTTTCAATCTGGCGCATGATCTGCTGCCGTTCGTAGTCGCTAGACGCCTGATCCATCATTTCTTTTGACTTACTTATTAAAATTTTCGTGCATGTACTTTACTTCTGCCGATTCTTTCATATAACGCTTTGAAATCTCTTTCTGCATATCGCGAAGGAATGTAATGTATGTTTGGTCATCTGTAGTTTCCGCTTTTTTCATATCTTCGTCGAGCATCTTATAGAGATTTCCAGCGTGAGTTAATTCAGAATTCGACATTTCAACAAACACCTTTGCTCTGGAAGGGTTTGTTTGCTTCTCTTCAATCGCTCTTTGAATGTAATGCTTTGCTCCATCGAGCTCTTCAAAGATCTGCATAATAAAGTATAGCAATTCGTTATGCATAACTAATAAAGATCTTCTTAGCCTGCAGTAGAAGCCTGAGAACCGCTAGGAGTCCATGCAACGAATCTGCCAAGCTGCGACAGAATATACTGGGACTGATTAGCGTTCGAAATCGCGTTCTGAGCTGCGACCAGATCAGCCTGCTTATCAGCGAGACGATCCTGCAGCATCTGGGTCTTGATTTCGCAACAGCAAGAATTCATCTGAGCACTGAGAGCCTGAATCTGGGTGCTAACCTGATTGAAGCCCTGAATAGCGTTGATGAGATTCGTATTATTCTGCTGCATCATCTCCATGGTCTGCTGCTGAATAAGACGAGCCGTCTCATAGTTGTTGTTTGCAGAAGACAGAGCAATCTGCTGCAACTGTGCCTGCGTCTGCTGGTTATTGAAACCGGCTGTAAGGTCGGCTTCCGTTGCATAATTGCCACGATTACCGCCCCAGTTACCAAATCCTCCACCAGCGAGAATAAGCAATGCAAAAATCCAAAAGAATCCTGCACCGCCGCCGAACATACCGTCATTCTGACTAAGCAGAGCGACATCGGAATTGGACAAACCTTCCATAGGTTAATCCTCCATTTTTTAATATTTATTTAGTGGCCACTAAATATTCGAATTAAGCATGGAGATTATCGAATCGGGATTAACGCCCTTCTCCTGAGCCATTTTATAGAATGCCGCCTTTGGATCTCCTCCATTCGCATTTACGTAATCCATGACGTACTTCATTTGCGGATTATCAGCAACCATAGACTGTAGCATTGCTGAAGGATTGGAACTATTCTTTAATAGTCCCATCATTTGCTTTACTCTGTCTATTGGACTTGGCGCCATTCCAATTGGCGTTTGACTTTTCGCTCCGAACAAGCTGCTTGCCATTTAACAATTCCTCCTTAAACTTGTTAAATTCTTCAACCGTAACATAAGCAGGTTCTGATTTTGCAGACTCCGTTTCTTCGACCATCCTAAACGTTCTAATCGTAGGATAGTTTCCAGCGTCTGTAATTTTTACATACAAAATATCTTCGTTTTCGTCGAACAAAGCGTACATTGCATTTGCAACCGTTGGGTATGCTTTTGCTCCGTTAATGCCGTTAACTTTATTAAGTTGCGGTCCTTGCATAACGGGTGTTGAAATGGCAGGCATATTAAACTGCGGAACCTGAAACTGTGGCATTGTGATGCTATAGCCATTGGCTCCTGGAGCCTGAGGAAATAGACTCATGATAGTCTCCTTTCAAATATTGTCAACTGGTTATCTCCCACATTGGAGTCTCCGCCATAACATTAAGTCGCCATTCTAACTCTTGCTGCTGCTCTTTTAAAGCTGTAGCCACGAATGAACTGGCAGGAGGATCGAAAATAAGTCTGCATCGAATGTACATCCAGTCAACCACAGACAAATATCGATCTACGTCGCTCATAAAGTCCGACCACTTTTCTTCGTCACCAGAAATATGAAACGGAGTGCTCGGGCCGAGTCCGATCTGGTTCAGTATCATGAAACCAGAATTGATATGCATTACCAAATCTTTGTCAAAAGGCCCATAGTCATAATCTGGACCGATGAGCTTCTTAATCGATGTCAGAATGCTATCATTAACACTTACGATTTCCACGGACATGTGTCGTTTGCCCTCCTTTCATTTGTTTCCATGAGCAATAACTTTTCATCGCCGTAATGTATGGCGTTGTGTGTTGCTTTTGTAACCACAACGAGATTTTCTGGATCGAAAACTTTGTAATCTCTATTTACGACGTCTTGAATAGTAATAGGATTAATGTGATGGATCACGAGATTGCGCTTATCACCAATGTCGTAACCGGCGAGGCCCATATCGCAGCCGTCATCTCTAATGATTATCTGCCTACGAACTTTAGCCCATTCCTTTGAGTGGTAGAGTGCTTGATTTAAATATCTGCTAGCGCCAAATGTGTCGTCTCCGACTCTGCCATCCAACTTCAAATACTGGAATCGTTCGGAATATGTTTTAAGCTTAGATAGTTCACTATAAGATTTACTCATATGTGTCGTCACTTTCTGACAAATTATAAGAGCACTTACTGAACGCTCGTAAAGCCTCAGCATAAAGACTTTCCATTCGCTCTGCGGACTTAATAGCTTCTGTTTTAGCTTCCAAAAGTTCTAGCTCACGCTTTGCTTTTTCTTTCTCGATCATTTCAGATGTTGAACCGAGTTTTAAGTAGTGACAGATTATCTGCGAAGATGCGGTGCCCTCAATTAACTGCTTTTTGGCAGCAGCAACTGCCAAAGCGATCATTTCATTCTCCTCAGCCTCTGGTGTTAAAGCTGGCTGAGAAGAAGCAGCTACTGTTTCTGTCTTCTTAGTAATTCTTTTAGGCATGTTTACTTCACTTTCTAATATAAATCTTCACAGTTTTGCTATACTTTCAGGTAGGTGCATATGCACTTTTTTAGGAGGTATCAAAAAGTATCTATCAACACAAATAGGAGGAACCATGGGGTAAGCAACTCAATCTTAAGGAGGTTGCATATGCACCTACCTGAAAGCCAAAACATCTTTTCAAATATACCCCCGGGGAATTTTTGAAG